AAACTACTTTTGTACCATTTACAAAAAAATCAGCAGTTGTTCCATTCCATTTTAATGCCACCTTAATTTTATCAGTTAATGTTGTGTACATTGAACTTCCCGAACCAGCTGTGTTCTTAAATATTTGCAACCTTGATGAACCTGTTGAACTTCTTATTTCAAGTCCATTTCCAGTATTATTGCTAACCGTATTTAAAGCTATGCTTGAAGAAAATGCATCCCTTGTTAAAGCAAAATTATTATCCAATTCAACAAACCAAGTTCCACCCGAAGCAGTAATTAATCCATTTGTAAAAATATTATTTCTACTTAACACATCAGCATTCCTCGTCAAGGCCGTTGCAGTTGTCGGGATAAAAGAAGTGCTATAAGCAGCTATTGGGGTTGTTCCTGTTCCTTGTTCAAATTGTGGCATTGATAGTGTAACATCTCCAGTAACATTTCCAACACACCCCACACCAACTCTTGCAGAGAATGAACCTGCTGTTACATTGCAATTTAATTGAATTGCATAAGTATTACCAGCTTCTACTAATGTACTATTTGTAATTGTTAAATTGTTTTTTAAAAATATTATTGTTCCAACACCAACTGCTGAACTAAGTCTTAACATACTTTCTACAGTAACACTTGTTGCAACGCTTTCAACGTAAACACTTAAACACGTTATAGTATTCAAAGCAGTTGAAAAAGATTGAAAAATATCTTGTCTTTGTGTAGTTGTTACAAACCTGTATGCACTTACATTCGGATTTTTAATACTTGCAATTGGTGTTGATGTTCCTGTATTACTAATTGAATTAGTCCAACTTGTAGGTAAACTTCCTCCTCCTGCCCAAACGCTATTCAATAATAAATTAGTCCTCTGTGGCTCTAACAATATACTTGGACAACCTCCTACTGTATCATAGTTTAATCTTGGTACATTTATAGCTACTGATTCAACTACTCCGCTACTGTTTACTCGTGTTGCTGTTGTTGCTCTAACTACTGTAATATCTCCATTGCCACTTGTTGGTACAATAGAATACAACTTACTCGCCTTGTATGCGTTTGAAGTCAAAATTAAACTCGCTTGTGTTAATAAACTCATTATATATTATTTAAGTTTGTTAATGTTGTATTTAAACAAGATTCCGCTTCAAATGTACCTGTATCATCTGCTACTCTTATTTTAAAAGCATTTGTTAAAATTACTGCTAATGAACCTAAAATATCAGTTTCTGCTGCGTAACTATTAGCATAAACAGAACCCCATCCAATTAGATTATTAATTGCACCTTGTCCCCAACCAATTAAATTATTTGCAGCACCTTGTCCCCAATTAATACTATTTGCCATTTTCTTTATTTAGTTTATTTAAAAATACTTCTAACTTTTTAATGTTAGTTTCTTTTGGTTTATATGTTTCTTTTAAAGTACCCATCCTGTAAAATTAGCATCTTTATCTGGATACATATCAGCATTAGAATTTGTATTGTATTCTGGAAAAGAAACTTGATTAAAAGTCATATAATCAATAAATCTATTTGTATAACTTTGTGCTACTTGTCGTTCTTTTTCAATTAAAAAATCAATTTCATTTTTTTCAACTGTAGAACTGTTTTCAGAATTATGTTTAAATACACCTTTATTTGATACTTTATAAGCAGCATAAGGTAAAAACTCTACCATTGCCCAATGTATTACCATAGGCTTAATATATGTACTTAAAAGCGTTGTATATGGCGCAGCTAAATTACCTGCTACAATACCATCGTTAATCTTGTTATATAGTTTTGTTCCTAAATAATTTTGAATATGTAATTGTTGAGCCTGATATATATATTGAGTATAAATATCAGGGTCTAAATTACCATTTAAGTTAGTAAATTTAACTATATCATTTGTTGTTATGAATAATCCTTGTGCCATATTATACGTCTTTAGGTAAGTTTTTGTTATTAGGGTGAAAACCTTTTAAAGGCATATCATTGGGCATCATTGCTACTTCTTTTTCATTTCTAATTCTATAACCGTATTTTTCAGCTTTTGCTACTGATATTGTTTTAGAGTTTGGATTACTAACATCAATTTTAACACCTTCCATATTTACAAAAGTTTTTCTTAAGAATTTATGATGGCATCTTGGTCCGCCCTTATAAAGAAAGCAATTATAATTTTGACCTTTATGTCCAAAACCAGGATTTACAACATTTGTATTTACATTTTCTAAATCTTCCTTTCTGTAAACCCTGCCGTTATTTGATGCACTCATCATTTTTTGACAAAATTCTCTTTCTGGATTTTGATTTCCAGTATAAGAATATCTTGTAATAAATTTAAAACCATCTATTTCTTTATCTTGTTCAGATTTAGCATTTGGTCTTGAACCAACACTTGTTGCAAATTTTACAAGTTTTGATAATATACTTTTTTTATTTAGATTGTTAATCTCTAAATCTAATTCTTCTTCTGAATCATAATCAACTTCCGTTTCATCAACACATACCCAATTTTCTGATAATATTTCACCTTTAGATGCTAAAAAATCATCTAATTCAATATTATTTTCAGCAGACATTTTAATTCCAGTTTCTTCTTCTTTTGTTTGTGTATTCATTCCTTCAGTATCTATAAATTCTAAAGGTTGAATAGTTTTAAAATATAATTTTAATGATATATTGTTTACTGCTAATATTTCATCTAATGCGTCAATTATTTCTAATTGATATGGTTTTATAACTATATTATCAAATAATAGCGTAGCAGTCTTTATTTCGTCTGCATTGTTACCTAAACCACCATCTCCTGTTCTGATTCCTAATAACATTGGACTTGTCACTCTATGTCCTACTATTAACTTATCAAAACATTCTTTAGATAAATATTCATAATGTGCAGGTGCATCATTTAAAGGTAAATCGTCAACAGTTGTTTTGCTTTCCGCATTATTATTAAAAGCAATAATTACTTTTTCACCTTTTGCTCCTGTTAATTTATTTAAAACATCTCGTTTTGTTTTTTCTCTTTGTTCTTCGTCAGGGATACCATTATTAAAATTGATAATTTTGGTGCCACTAAATCCATTTTGACAATCATTAATTTGATAGTCTGCAATGGTTTCTTCAAGCAATGCGTAAGGTAAAGAACCAGAATAATCAATAGGACTATAATAATCAAATCCACTTACATAAGGCTTTAAAACATATAATTCAACTTCATTACCATTACCAAAACCAAAAGCAGGTATTCTTTTTATTTCTTCGCTTGGTTTCTTTTTAGTCCAATCATTATGATAATACCACGCTTCAATTTGTCCTTTATCATTGCATTTTTCTGCTCTTAATGTATGCATTGGAAAATGAAGTATTTGCTTTACTTGTTTCTTTTCCATTACAACTTGCATAGCAGCCATTCCTAAGAGTTTTCTTTCTAAAGCTATTTTCTTTAAATCAGAATCTTTAACAATAGACTTCATTTGTGCATATTCATTTGGCTTTTTATTAGAATCTAAAGCATCTAATCCTTTGCCATAAATCATATTTGTAATACCTGTTATTATTGCGCCATTTGTGGCAGAATACAGATATCTATCAATTAAATATTGAAAATAATTATTGTCTGCACCATATTCAATAAAATTATTTTTTTTATTTTCTTGAATTATAGGACTCGTGTAAGCACTTAAATTAATTATTGATATATCACTCATAAATTTTAAATTCGTTGTTTGTAGCGTTTGCTACATATTGATTTTGATTAACAGTATATGTATCTATGTTTTGATTAGTACAAAATACTTTATCTTTATAAATTATATTGTTTCCATTTTTAATAGTTAAATTGTAAAATGTATTTTCTTTTAATGATAATACATTTGTGGTAGTTAAATAATAAGTAGATACAGTGAAATTTGCAGCTATTGTAGTTTCTGTTCCTGTTGTTTCGTTTCTTAAAACAATAGTTGTTGCAGTTAATTGTCTTGGAATAAAACTAAATGTTTGTGCAGTATTTTCTTCTCTTAAAATTATCATAACTTATTTTTATTAATAATAATTTAATTATAAAATTGTTTTAAAACAAAAAAGGCATACTAATTAAAGTACACCTTTTTAAAAAAAACAAACAATAATTTAAGCTACAGTTCCTGTAATAACTGTTATTCCCATTTCAACAAAAGAAATATCACTATCTTTAAATATAGCAGCTATATTTTCAGTTCCTAAAAATTCTATTTTATAGCCTGACATATCTCCCATTGCTGCACCTGTATAAATTGTAGATGTTACTAATTCCATTCCTTTAGTTAAACCAGCTAAAAATATATTTCCATTATTATCTTCAACAAATATTCTTGGTTTGCCATAACTTAAAATTTTTAATTGTTTATGGTCTGCAATTGAAAGTTTTTTTAAATCTAAAGTTAATTTTTGCTCAACATAAGTTGAACCATTTTCACGTGAACTAATAACTGATTGCTCAAATGTAGATGCTCCTTTTAATTCATATTTATAAGCATTTGCAGCAGGAGAAACTGTATCAACAATATCATCTTGAACACCAAATATTGCGTTTCCAACAAAATTCATTATATAAACTGCTCTCAAACCGCCCAAAACGTTCTTGCATTGAACAGCCCTTCCTAATGTTATATCACAAGGCATACTCTATTTTTTTAAATTAAGCAACACTACCCTCAACAATAGAGGCTAAAACTGCACTTACTAAAGTTCCAGCAGTTGGAACTACAAAATTTGCTGCAATTGGTTCCATACCTTGAAATTCTAAAGTATATCCACTCATATCTCCCATTGCTGCGCCTGTAGCAATTGTCGCAGTTACTAAATCAAGTCCTTTTGTCAAACCAGCTAAAAAGAATGTACTATTATTAGTTTCAATTATTGCTTGTGGTCTTCCGTAACTTAATAATTTTAATTGTTTGTGGTCAGCAACTGTTAATTTTTTAATATTTAAAGTTAATTTTTGGTCAACAAATGTAGTTCCATTTTCTCTTGAACTTGTTACAGTTTGTTCAAAAGTTGATGTACCTTTTAATTCGTATTTATAACCGATAGGCGTTCCACCTAATGCAGTTATGACATCTTCACTTCCTGCAGTTACAGAATAAGTTACTGTTGTAGCATCACCCCAATTTATGAAGTAAACTGCTTTTAATCCGCCAACTGAATCTTTACATTGTTCAGCCCTTCCTAATGATATATCGCAAGGCATAATTTTATTTTTTTAAAGTTAATAAAAAAGGGTAGGCAATATTACCTACCCTTGATTTAATCAAACTAATTTATATTAGTTAGCAGCATTTGTAATTCCGTAAGTAGTAATATCGGCAGCTAAACCGTATTGTACTGCAGCAGTAAATCTCATTACAACTCTAACATTTTGACTGCCATCAATATCTTGTAAATCAATTACCTGAACTTCGTTTTGGTCATTTAATAAACCTGTTCCAAAATATAAATTAGATTTTTGTGCAGCAATAGCTACTGTATTTGCTAATCCGTTTGCAACAAATATCTTAATTCCATCAAAAGAAAGAGAACCATTATTAAACCATTGTGTTCCCATTGTATTTGTACCATTTGCTCCAAGTCCACTTGCTCCAAATCCGCCTAAAGCCCTAACGTATGCTCTTGCCGTTGCTTGAGAAATGTACAAATACAAATCTTCTTTTCCATAAAGTGCAGCAGGAATAGCATCTACAAGTTTACCAAGTTCAGCAATTACAGTTGAAGCAGCAGTAATATTAGTTGAAGTAGCAGCTACTTCTTGTGCAGATGGCAAACCAGCATCAGCAGTAAGCAAAGCGGTAAAACCATCAAATTCTCCTGCGTTAGCAGTTACACCTTTCCAAATGTTTTGTTCTATTTTTTCAGCAACTTTAGCAGCAACGTGTGCTAAAAGAAAATCAGCAAATGATGGAGGTAAAGAATCAAATGTAGAATATCCCATTTGTACGGCTTCCCAATCTGAACGAAAATCTTTTTTACAAAGTTGCAAATTAACTTGAAATTCCTCAGGTTGTAAAATTTTCTCTGTAAGTGTTATAGTAGAAGTAGCATCAAAATCACAAGTAGCATTTTTAACAATTGCATCTGTAGCAATTCTTTTAATTACTTCTTTAAATTTAATATTTGGTTTAACTTCAATACCACCATTGGCGATAGTTGAACCTGATAATAATGCAGCAGAAACATATTTTCCTGCACTTTGACCTGAATAGGTAGTTGTAATACTTGTTGTAGTAGCCATAATTTATTAATTAAAAAGTTTAGACATAACAATATCTTTCGTTGTCATTTGTCGGTTAGGTGAAATTTTATTTAGTTTTACTTCGTTTTTAGATTCTGGCGAATGTGTTAATGGCTCAACAACAACATCAGAACTTAATTCTTGTTTTACTGATTTTAATTCAGCAATTTCTGCTCTTAATTTTTCAATTTCAGAAAAGAACATTTCTTTTGAAACTGATTCAACAATTCTTTTAGGTGATGTAGGTTCTGCTTGTGCTTCAACTTCTACTTCAACTTCTGCTTCAGGTGCAACTTCTTCTTCAACAACTGCTTCTTTAATTTCAGCAATAACACCTTCAACTGCTACAACTAAAATCATCCCATCTTCAAGTTCGTATTCTCCTACAGGTACAGGAATTTTCTCCTCACCATTTACAATAAAAACATTGTTATCCATTTCAAAAGCATCAGCTTCTATAATAGTAACTCCGTCTTTTAATTTCATTTGAGCAAGTTTAACTTCCATACCCAAAAGCGTCTTAATTTCATTTATTACATTCATATTTAATTATTTAAGTTTTTGTATAATGGAGAAGCTAAATAAGCATCTATTGATTTAAAAAAAACATTATCCATAGCTTTTAATCCTAATTCATTTGCAGATGCATTATATTTTATAGCTATTTTATATGCTTTATCAGCTTCAGATTTAAAATTAGCTTTAGATTTTTCAAATTCATCTTTTATTTTTCCAAAACTTAACAAAGCATTTTTTAAATTTTCTTCAGCAGTCATTAAATCTTGACCTAAAGCCAATTCTACTTTTTGAGAAGATAATTCTGTTTTTCCAAACAAATAATTGTTTACTATTTTTTCCGTTGTCATA